GTAGGGTTTCACTCTTTTGGTGTGTTGTCGCTCTGGGTGGTTTGTTGTGTGCTTGGGGTGGTTGGGGGTGTCTGGCTGTTTCTAACAGCGCTGTTTCGGTGTCAGCGGCTTGAGCACCACCAGCATTAGTTTGCAAAAGAAAAAGGGAAAAAAGAAAATGTGTCCGTCGACGGGTTTGACCTGTCCCGCAGCAGTGCATTTTCCCTTCAGGGCGGCAACCGCAGTGCGCAGCACAAGGGCGCCAGTAACTGTGCGCAACCCGACAGGTGCGCTAATGGTCTCCCCCCACAGTTCTGCCCCATTAGAGGCATGGTCGCCGTAGCCAAGATTTTTAGCCGACACCAGTGAAACAATGAGATGACGTTCATTACGCTGCTTGAACCAGTTACACAACAGGGGAAGGTTCGGTCTTGGATACTTCTTGGTTGCAGGGTTCATCTACCCACGTTCCCGTGTGTGAATGACCCGCACCATGCAACCGGTGTACGCCCTTGCTTGCCCTGTGTTTCCCAACATGAGGGACTTTGCTGATTGCGAAATGATTATAGCAGGTCAATGCGGCAGGAGTCGAACCTGCGACACAACAGTTGCAATCTGTTGGTCTGACGTCCCCGGACTTAACTAGTGTCACCGTGCGGCCAGACAGTCCCGCCGATACTGCTTCGACAAAGACCTACTACACAAACTGTACCTAGTTCTGTTATCTTTGTCAAATCATGATGGTTCACGGCGTTGTCAAAACAATCTGCCCGTGTAACACACCAACCCCACCACATCAAGCAACGTGCGGTGAAGAAGAGGACGACGACTGATGGGAACAAAACGGGCTGTTTCCCCCGCCGATAAAGCCAAATTTTTTGCAGCCATCGCCCAAGGCAAAACCATCTCAGACGCCTCCCGTGTTGCAGGCATCCATGTCAACACCGGCTCCAAATGGTTAAAGAAACTAAAAGCAGCAGAAGCCGAAGCCAAACTCGCTAACGAAAAAGTGGCAAAGCATCGCCGCAACGAAGGGGGTGTGCAACGTGACGAATACAACGCCATGTTGGACGCCATCGAAATGCCAACCGCAGTCGCCCATGAACATCTCTGCGACGAAGCCAAACGAGGCCTGGAAGACTTCGACTTTTTCAGACGACACTATTTGGGAAGGGTGCCGTCCCCCTGGCAAGTAGAAGCCGCCTACGCCCTAGAGAAGTACTACCGCTCCGAAGAAAAAGAATTCGTTGTCGTCAACGTCCCACCTGGTGCCGGAAAATCCACCCTGTTCCACGACCTTGCTGTGTGGATGATATGCCGTGACCGCAAAATCAGAATCATGATTGGGTCAGTTTCCCAAGCGATGGCGAAACTGTACTCCCGTCGCATCAGAGAAACCCTTGAGCGACCCATGCCCATCCAACCAGACCCAGGAATGGTCGACAAAGGTTTAGCACTAAATGCCGAAGGATGCTTAGCAGTTGACTACGGCAGGTTCCGCCCCTCCGACAAAGGCGCCTTGTGGCGCTCAGAAGAATTCGTTGTTGAACAACTAGACGGAAACGGTCTCGACAACAAAGAACCAACCGTCCGTGCATACGGTATCGAATCAGAGTTCATTGGTCATCGTGCCGACCTGTGCCTTTTTGACGACGTCGCCTCCCCCGACAACGCCCGTGAATCCGTCGCCAGAGACAAACTCCTAGAACGCTGGGACAACGTCGCAGAAGCCCGTGTCGACCCAGGCGGACTACTTGCAGTTGTAGGACAGCGCCTCGGCTCCGGCGACCTCTACGCCCATTGCCTCGCCAAAGTCACCTTCGACGACATCGACGATGACTACGACGGCTCCGATGTGCTCACACCAGAACAAACCGAAGCCCTAGAACCACAAAAAAAATCGAAATACCACCATGTCATCTACAAGGCGTACTACCCAGAACTAGACACAGGTAAAGAATCCCGCCGATTCAACGCCGAACCATGGCCAAACGGCCCACTCCTCGACCCCAAACGGCTCCCCTGGAAAGACCTGTCGTTCATCCGGTACAACAAACCTGATGTGTTCTCCGTTGTGTACCAACAAGAAGACCTCACCATCGACCAATACCTCATCAACCCTGTGTGGATACATGGCGGCACCGGTCAAGATGGGGTCATGTACCAAGGGTGCATCGACCATGAACGAGGCCACGGCGAAATCCCCCCACAACTCGCCCCACCAATCCTGTCCGTTGTCGGTGTCGACCCATCCCCCTCCCAATTCTGGGCACTCACCTGGTTCCTATACCAACCCCAACAAAACCTGTACCACGTCGTCGACATCGCCAGAACCAAACTCACAGCCGAAGACCTCCTCGGCTACAACACCACCACCGGCGAATACTCAGGTGTCATGGAAGACTGGCAAAACCGGTCCATGGCCCTCGGCTACCCCATCTCCCATTGGGTTGTTGAAATCAACGCAGCCCAACGGTTCCTCCTAGCCCACGACTTCATCCGCAAATGGCAAACCCTTCACGCCGTCAACGTCGTCCCCCACACCACCCACCGCAACAAACTCGACGAAAAACTAGGAGTTGAAGCGCTACTACCGCCACTGTTCCGCACCGGCGCAATCCGCCTCCCCCACATGAGAGGGAACTGGAAAACACTCGCAGCCGTCGACGAGTTAACAAAATGGCACCGTGACAAAAAGAACGGCACCGACATCGTGATGTCAATGTGGATGGCTGTGCTCAATATGCCAAACCTGACAACAGCCAAACTGCCACCCCGACAGTGGCGACCATCATGGCTCTAAACAAATCTGCTATCTTCACAGCAGGTCTGCGTGAGGAAATGAATGAAAACAGTTGAAGAAATCCACGCCATGTATCTCGACAGGGTCCGTGAACGTGGACCTTTGCTTGAACAAATGCGTGAAATCCGTGACCACGTCAACGGGTCCGAAATCATCCCGTTAAACGAACTGGACCGCAACGCCCGCTCAAATGTTGCATCCCTCATCACACAAGGGTTGGACCAAATGTCCACCCGTGTCGCTTCCACAATGCCCACCCCATACTTCCCACCGCTCAGGGAAGGTCAAGACCGGTCAATGAAACTTGCCCGTGACCGCAAACGAGCAATGCTCACCATCTGGGACCACAACCGCATGAACATGAAAATGCGTCGACGTGCCCGCCACCTACTGGCGTACTCAAACAGCCCAGTAGTTATCAAACCAGACTTCAAAACCCTCACCCCGAAGTGGCACATCCGCAATCCCCTAGACACGTTCCCGTCACCAATGGACGATGTTGACGACCCTGTCCCAAACAACGTCATTTTTTCGTACACCAAATCAGCGAAATGGTTGATGGACAACTACGGGTACGCCGTAGCCGGACGGTTGCGCATGGGCAAACTGTCACAAGATTCCATGTTCACCGTTTTGGAATACGTCTGCGCCAACGAAATTGTGCTCTGTGTCCTCGGTGCAGAACGCAAAGAATATATGCAAGGACCAGAAGCGCTCGGTTTAGAAGTTGTTGAACTGGAACGCATCGTCAACCGCACCGATATGCCGTTGGCTGTGGTTCCCCAACGCATCACCTTGGACCGCCCACACGGACAGTTCGACGGAATGATTGGCCCATACTTCACCCGTGCCCGCCTGCAAGCGTTAACAGAAATCGCTATCGAACGTGGCATTTTCCCCGACGAGTACCTCATTGCTCGCCCTGGTGAGAACCCTGAAATCATCCAAATCGCTGACGGCAAAACCGGACAGTTAGGTGTTGTCAAAGGTGGCGACATTCAACAGTTGCAACAAAACCCTGGTTACAAAACCGACATTGCGTTGGACAGGTTGGAAAGACAAGAACGACTAGAAGGTGCCATTCCCGCTGAGTTCGGTGGCGAGTCTGGCACCAACATTCGCACAGGTCGCCGTGGCGAGTCCATCCTCGCAGCCACGATTGACTTCCGTGTACAAGAAGCACAAGCCATCTTTGAACAGTCACTGTTGGAAGAAGACCGCATCGCTATCGCTATCGAAAAAGCGTACTGGGGTTCACGCTCCAAGTCGTTCTTCATGGGCGGCATGGGCGGTGTCAAGGACTACACCCCGAACAAACTGTGGGAAACAGACTTCCATTACGTCACCTACCCCGCTGCTGGTTCCGACGTGAACGCTCTCATTG